ATAATGGCTAAACGTGGTTTGTACGCGAATATTCACGCGAAAAAAAAGAGAATCGCTGCTGGCTCAGGTGAGAAGATGAGAAAACCTGGAGCTAAAGGAGCACCAACTGCTGCTAACTTTAAACGAGCAGCTAAGACGGCTAAAAAACCTAAAAAGAAAAAGTAATGGCCGAAAAATCTATAAGAAAAACCACCACAGGTAAGGGTGCTAACTATAGAAAGACAAAATCCGGAGCTGGAATGACAGCAAAAGGTGTAAGAGCTTACAGGGCAGCAAATCCTGGAAGTAAATTAAAAACAGCCGTGACTGGTAAAGTGAAACCAGGATCAAAAGCTGCAAATCGACGTAAGTCGTACTGTGCACGTAGCGCCGGTCAACTTAAAAGATCTTCAGCAAAAACCCGTAATGATCCTAATTCTCGTATCCGTCAGGCGCGTAGAAGATGGAAATGTTAGACAGGTTTATTTATAATTGTTTTGCTAAACTTGATGATGCAGTTTCTTTTGTAGAAACTTATGCTATTAAAATGACTGAATGGTGTTGGAAAACAAGAACTAACATTTTACGTAAAAGGAGAAAGAAAAATGAGAAGAGCTATACTAGAAGCCCTAAGAGCTAGATACGAAGCTGAAATAGCTGAAGCAGATGCAACAGCAAATATATACCTAGAAAATTCTGTAGGTATTGGTGAACATCCCCAACACATAGAAGAAGTAAATAAACAGATAGAAAAGATTGCTAATGCAAAAGAAAAACTTGGCGTATTAGATGAACTTGAACCAGAGAAAGGAACAGAGTTGTAATGGAAGATTTAATTATAATAAATAAATTACAAAGATTATTAAAAATTAATTACGAAACTATAGGTGAAAACATAATGTCAGGCGGGGTTGACAACATGGAAAAATACAAGTATCTACTTGGACAAGCACACGCAACACAAATAATATTACAGGAAATCTCTAACCTGCTAAATAAGAAGGAGCAAAATGATGAGTCAGGAACAATCGTCGAGTTCGGAAACACCGAAAATAAAACTCGCACTTGAAGAAAAATATAAAGAACAAGACATAAAAGAAAAAAACGAAAGAGTCGATCACACAAATGTTGAAAAGGTAGTTGATGATTTACCTACACCCTCTGGATGGAGGATGTTAGTTTTACCTTTTACCCCAAAAGAAAAAACAAAAGGCGGTTTATTAATTGCACAAGAAACTTTAGACAAGTTACGTATTGCAGTTAATTGCGGTTATGTTTTAAAAATGGGACCACTAGCTTATAAAGATGAAGAAAAATTTAAAACTGGTCCTTGGTGTAAAGAAAAAGATTGGGTTATCTTTGCAAGATATGCGGGATCGCGTCTACCTATTAAAGGTGGAGAAGTAAGAATTTTAAACGATGATGAAGTTTTAGGAACTATTCCAGATCCTGAATCTATACTTCATTATATTTAAATAACATAGAAGGAGGAACCTATGCAAGAAGAAGCAAACAAAGACATGGTAGATATAGACACATCTGGCCCAGGAGCTGAAGTTGAATTAGAAAGCCCTAAGGTAGAAGAAGTTAAAGATCAACCAGAAGAAAAAGTAGAGGTTGAACAAGAACAACCTGAAGAGAAAAAACTTGAAAAGAAAGATGAACAGAAAGATGAATTAGAAGAATATAGTGACAGTGTTAAAAGAAGAATAAATAAACTAACTAAAAAATATAGAGAAGCTGAAAGACAAAAAGAAGAGGCTATTGAATACGCAAGAACAATGGTAGAGTCTTCTAATAAATTAAAAAAACAGTACTCTAATTTAAAAACTGGTAGTTTAAAAGATAAAGAAGAAAAAATAAGTTCTTCTTTAAAAGCTGCTTACGCAACACTAGCCGCTGCAAGAGAAGCTAATGATTTAGCTTCTGAAGTTCAAGCTCAAAAAGAAATAGCTAAACTTGGTTACGAAGAAGCTAGGTTAATTGAACAAAAAGAACATGTAGCACAAAACCCTGTAAACCAAAAGAAGTTAATATAGCTCCAAATAGAGCTCGACCTTCTCAAGATCCTGATCCTAAGGCACAAGATTGGGCTTCTAATAATAAATGGTTTGGCAAGGATACTGCTATGACTTATACAGCTTTTGATCTTCATACTAAATTAGTGGATGAAGAAGGGTATGACCCTCAATCTGATGAATATTATTCTGAAATTGACAAAAGAATAAGACTTGAATTCCCTCAAAAATTTGATACAAAAGAGGAAAGGGAATCGACAAAACCTACACAGACAGTTGCTTCGGCAAAAAGAAGTGTAAAAACAAGTCGCAAAAGCGTTCGACTCACACCGACGGAAGTAGCAATTGCTAAAAAATTAGGTGTGCCACTAGAAGAATATGCAAAACATAAAAACACGGAGGTATAGCATATGAAAAAAAATGAAATAAATAAGACCCCTCGTGCCAGTCAGTCAAGGGTAAAAGAAAAAAGACCTACGACATGGACTCCCCCATCTTCTTTAGATGCACCACCTGCGCCAGACGGTTATAAACACCGATGGATCCGGGCAGAGGTTTTAGGATTTGACGATACTAAAAACATGTCAGGAAAAATTAGATCAGGTTATGAGTTAGTGAGAGCTGACGAATACCCAGATTCAGATTTTCCAACTATGAAGGAAGGAAAATACGCAGGAGTAATCGGAGTTGGTGGCCTTGTGCTAGCAAGGATACCGGAAGAGGTTGCAGCATCAAGAGCTGAGTACTTTAAAAGACAAACTCAGGATCGTAATGATGCTATTAATAACGACCTTATGAAGGAACAGCACCCAAGTATGCCAATCAATCAAGAGAGGCAGACTCGTGTAACTTTTGGTGGTTCAAAGAAAAGTTAATTTTTTAACAATTCCTACCCATTAATTTAAAATAAATAGTAATAAGGAGAAAAGACTATGGCTAACACACAAACGGAAGGATTCGGATTAAGAATGACTGAAAGACTGGGGAACACTCCAGCGACTTCAGGTCAGTCTGCGTATCCGGTCAAGTCAAATCCAGGTGTAGGTATCTATAAAGGAAACCCTGTTTCATTCCAAGATGGTTCTGGGGATGAAGGTTACCTTCAAGATATGAGTTTTGCTACTACAGATGATACTGGTGCAGGTGGACAATCGTATAACAATACGACTCAACCTTTATTAGTAGGTGTATTCAATGGTATTTTTTATGTTGATAATACAACTAAAAAACCAAGATTCACTAATTTTGTAGATGCTGGAACGGTATTTGGAACTGACTATAATACAGGAAGTGCTGATGGCACAGGTTTTATTAATGATGACCCTTCACAGGAATACATTGTAAAAACTGACGCTGCAGCGCCCATTAGCGATAATGGTAAAAACTTTAATGTAACTAGTTTCACTGCTACAGATAACAAAAGCGGTCAATCTACTGTTAAACTACATTGTACTGGCGGCGGAGCTGCTACTAAAATGTGGAAAATGGTAAGATCAGCTGATGTTCCTGATAACAATGACAGATCAGCAGCTAATGTTGATATGATAGTTGCGTATAACCCAGCTAGTAACATATATATAGCATAAGAAGAATAGGAGTATAAATTATGGCAATATCAAGAGCACAACTAGTTAAAGAACTAGAGCCAGGTTTGAATGCACTATTCGGCTTGGAATATAAAAACTACGACAATGAACACGCTGAGATTTTTGACATTGAATCTTCAGAAAGAGCCTTCGAAGAAGAAGTAATGCTTTCTGGATTTGGAAATGCACAAGTTAAAGCGGAAGGTCAAGGTGTATCGTTCGACGATGCTCAAGAGACTTTCACTGCAAGGTACACAAACGAGACAATCGCCCTTGCATTTGCTATCACAGAAGAAGCTATCGAAGATAACTTGTATGACAGACTTGCGTCTAGATATACAAAAGCGTTAGCAAGATCTATGGCAAACACTAAACAAGTTAAAGGTGCAAATGTATTAAATAATGCATTTGATCCAAACTTCCTTGGTGGTGACGGTAAAGAGCTTTGCGCAACTGATCACCCTACTTTAGCAGGATCATTCTCTAATGAGTTGAATGTATCTGCAGATCTTAACGAAACTTCACTAGAACAATCGTTAATTGACATTGCAGCTTTCACTGATGAAAGAGGTCTAAAAATTGCAGCAAGAGGAATGAAAATGATTATTCCATCTGCGCTTCAATTTACTGCTGAAAGACTAATGGAGTCTAAAGGTAGAACTGGAACAGCTGATAATGATATCAATGCAATCGTATCTAAAGGTATGATTCCTCAAGGTTATGTAGTAAACCACTACTTAACTGATGATGATGCATATTTCATTAAAACAGATGTTCCTAACGGTCTAAAAATGTTTAATAGATCACCTATCAAAACTTCAATGGAAGGTGATTTTGACACTGGAAACGTAAGATACAAAGCTAGAGAGAGATATTCTTTTGGATTCTCAGACCCTAGAGGTATTTTTGGTTCTACAGGAACACCGTAAGTCTTAATTGTAAAAATCTTAAAAGGGGCCTTTTATGGCCCCTTTTTTTATGTTAGAAAGGAAAATACAAATGAA